AGATGATTCCTTATCGAAAATCTCAGAATGTTGATTTTCGTAGTTCTTGTATTCCAGTCCGAATAAAGCATTCAAACCAGGCTCAAGTTCTTTCGCTAATTGTGCGCGTGATATAGCCATAATTTATTCTCCTTATACGCCTGTTGTAGCAGGTGTTCCCACCGCTATTCCAAGACTATCTGCATTAAAGTGTGTAGTAAATCTAACTAACAACGGAACACCGGCTGCTGAAAAGTCATTATTGTCTGGATCTTCGATCCAGCCCATAAGTCTTAACATAAGCCCTGCTGTTGTAGCTAGCGTACTGACTCTTAGAGTAGCTGTAGATTGTCCGTTTGCGGACGATCCACTTGTACCTAAAATCATGTCAGCGTTTAAGAACACACTTGCTCTTGCTGTAGCTTGGTTTGTTAAAGTTGCATCTGATTGTATAACGAATACCTGATTAGGATCGTCAGCAACATATGCTTTAATTGGGTGAGCTGAATCAGCTCCCGAACCCGGCCATGAATTGGACCAAGTTGGTTTACCGGTAGTAGAACTTACGAATTCGCAGCCCATGAATACACCGAGAGGAGCAACAGTTCCACCGTCAGCAGCGCCGACGATATCGATAAAACCAGTAGATAGTGGTATAACGACTGAACCTTTGAAAATCTCATTAGTGTTTCCATTAGCAATTTCGTACATCGTAAAGTTTCCTGTACCAGTTGAATTTGAATTTGAACCAGTTTTATTATACGGTTTCAAACCAAATCCTACAGTGTTTCTATTTGCCATAGAATGTCTCCTTGTTTAAGTTTATAAAAAAATGATGGATAGAAATATCTAAAAAATTTTAGTTTTTCGAACCACCAAAAGTTACACGAGTCTGTCGATCATTATTGATCGGCATACTTGGGTGTTGTTCCTTCATAAGATCGTTATCGACTGCGTCTGACCTATCTTTTGTCAAACCATTAAAGTACTCTTCACGAGACTTTGCGAGCTCTTCCGGTATCCTTGCCAACAAAAGGCCTCCAACTCCGATTACTCCTGCATACTTGCCGTCACCAACACTTGGATAATTGTCATTCGGATATTCATCTGATCTTACAAATTCCCATCCGGAACGCATTTTACCTGAAATATTTTGGGTATCATCGAAACCCATACTTTCAGCTCTTATCCATCTATGTCGATAACCGTCTGGTGCAGGCGGTGAATCTAAAGATGAGGGTGGAGTCCAAACTTTGGGCTTTTCATTTTTAACCCTAGTTTCGCTCACGCGGGAAGTTTTAACTGTTTTAGTCTCAGTTTGTTTTTTAGTCATTATGCTTATACCTCCTTCGCGGCTAATTGTTTCGCATATTCTTCTAGTGGCACACCTAATCTTTTAGAAATTGCTACCTGTGACGGTGTGAGCCTCACAGTTTTTCTGCGTCCTTTATTTGATGCCGGACGACGGGCACTTGCTACATTTTGAGCGGGTTGCTCTGTAGATTGTTCCACTATATCAAATTTATGTGGAAACTCAAGTCTTATTCTTTTATCGACTTCCTCATAATAATCATCTGATTGTGGATCAAATCCTTCGGTCTCAACTAACTCTTTATGTATATCAAATGCAGTGTAAGTCATTGCATTATCTGAGCCAAACCAAGGGTTTTCAGACGCCCAAGTGTCTGCTTTTGGGTCTGTTCTTGGTGCTGGTTGTTGATAAACTTGTTGAGGTGCTGTATTAGCTTGGTTTTGTGTTGCTTCTTGAGTTATTTTTTGCGTCTCTTTTAATCTAGATAAACGCGAAGCATCCATTGATAAGTCTGCTAACTCTGCTTGTGCTTTAACTTGCGTATCCACATCACCATCAGCTATAGCTTGTTTAAGTCTATTTTGCACATCAGATAAACTTGATTTAACTCTAGTCTCAAACTCTCTAGCATAATTAGAATCAAGATTGTTATATCTATTTTTTAATTGTTGTGCTTCACTTTGAACTGATTGTGCGTAAGTAATAGCTTCTTCTTTTTGCCTTTCAGCTTCTCGCATTTTACGAGTTAGTTTAGCTATTCTTTTTTTAACTCCATCCGAATAATCTTCAAGTTCTTCTTTTTGACTTGTTTCAGCAACTGGTTCTTGATCGTTGTAATCGTCACCAATTTCTTCTACTTCTATTACGTCTGGTTGTTCTTTTATTGGCTCAGCATCAAGATCAATCTCTTGTTCTTGTTCATCAGCTTCACCAACGTCTATTTTTAAATCGTCTTCTTGCATAGTTCCTCCTATGTTTATAATGCGTGAATTACATCTTCAGGATCTTCTATTGTCCCTAAGACTTCATCATCGTTTAGTAACCGTATCTCACCACCGTCAATTTGCATACGTGATCCTGCATATCTTGCAAAAACCACCCAATCTTTTTCTTTGCACCAGGGGCCTGTAGGATATCTTTCCTTATCCCCATAACAAAGATCACCCATTTTTAACACATAGCCAACTTGTGTAGCTACGCGCGCGCGATCTAATGTTTCTTGTGCTATAATAATTCCGCCTTCAGTTTTTTCTTTAACTGCAAAGGGCATAACAAGTATACGCCACCCAGTAGGGCTTGGTAACTTATCTAAGTTTGTTTCTTTAGTTTCTTCTTTAGCTTTCTTAGCTTCTTTTTTATACTTATCTTCTAATGCGTGTGACTTTGTCATCATCGTTTTCTGGCTCCTTAGGGTTTAGCAGGTTAGAGATTTCCTGTTTAATTGAATCCGTTGCATGGATCTTGCCAATAATATACTTATAATTTTCCATACTGTCAACACCTCCTCCCGCTAATGCGGTTACTAAGTTGTCAATATCTTCGTCAAGTAATCTTTGTAGTTTATATATTACGTTTATTGGATCTATAGCTTCTGACATATTTTTTATATTTATCTCCTAGGTTATGCCAAAAATCATCAAGAGGATTGGCTTTTTGTTTGCAACATTCCCCCGAACGTACTTTTTCTTCCGTGTGACAGGCACACTTCTCCTTATCCTTCATCTTATCCCCCCGTTCTTCTTTTTGTCTTACCGATTCTTGATATGACAAATCTAATAAACGATTTTCCTGTTCCCAGTATTCATCGAATGTTATTTTTTCTTGAATATCTCAGCTCCCTTAAGTCCGTATATTGATGCTACAATAGAAATAAATAACGTCTGGTACCAGAAAGGTAGATTACCAAACTTGTCAAAGAAAATATCTATCTTGTCTTGAATTGTTGGGTCGTCTGAAAATACTGACCATACTAAAAGTAAAATTGGTAAACTCACAAGGATCAGCACAAATTCGTCTTTCCATCCTTTGTCGTTTGATTGTCTAACTGCAGCAGCGTACTCCACTTCTCCTGTCGCCATTTTACTCGCGTGCAATAGTTCTGCGTCCGACATTAATATCTTCGCCTTTTGTTTATTAGCAAAAATAGCTGCGCCGGTCTTTAATACCGTAGGTAGAAGTGAAAGTAGTGGACCCATTTAAAAAATGATTGATATGATAATGATTGCAGTTACACCTGCTACTATAATTTTAGTTTTCATAGACACAGCATTCCACTTGTCCATAACTTTTGTTTTTATTCCGTCGATCATGATGACCTCCTTTTTTTTCGTTTTACACCTGCTTCGCTAAGTGCGATAGCTATGGCTTGCTTTCTGTTTACCACTTTTTTACTTGATTTACCAGATTTAAGTTTACCGCCCTTAAACTCGCGCATTACTTTACTAATTTTATTTTTAGTTTTCACTTAGATTGTAAAAGTACTTCCAGGATTGTACATTGACATCAATTCTTGTGCTTCGTCATCACCATAACCAGCTAGTTTCATAAAAGAAGGTATTGCTGGTTGAGGTCGAATCCCTCCAACTGGAACTGAGTTTGGATCTGGTATTATTCCAGTTATTGCTTCCGGAGGTGGTGCCATTATTGGTGGTGGAGTTTGATAGCCTCTTCCACCGTCTCTTTGCTGGGCTTGTCTTTGTGCTTCAAGATCCATAGCCGGTCGATTAGCAAACATATTCTTTAAGCTAGACATTATGCCTCCTGTTTCTTCAGGTGCTGCAGCAACAGCTGTTCCATCTGGGTTTAATAACCCCATTGCCATTTTTCTAGCAATATTCATAGGTGTTGGAATAGAACCAGCAATAGCTTTTAAGTTGTCAATATCATTTTTAAATTCTGGCCTAGTTGCTTGGAATCTTAAAGATTCTCCAATACCCATGCCAGTAGTTTCATTTCTGGCCTGTGCTTTATTATAAGCTGCTTGAACACCTAATCCTAAGTTTTTAGCATTAATACCACCATAGCCAGCTATAGCAGAAGTGTCTGATCCTGCTGATGGTGAATAACCATCAAATCTTGCTTTTTGTGCATCAACCGCCGCTTGATTAGCTTTATACGCTGCATTTCTAGATTTAAATTTTCCTGCCTTTGTATCAGCAATTGATTTTCTACCGATTGCTGCTGCCACATCTTGTGGTGAAAACATTTCAGGGCTTCTCATTTTCTTTTTATCTAAAGTTGAAACTCTTTGTTTTGTAGGTGATTTAAAAGACTTAGTAACTCCTATGTCTTTCATAGAAGGTCTGCTAGATGCTGCTGCTTTTGATTTTGCTGCCGCTGCTGCTCTTGATTTTGCTGCCGCTGCTGAAGCTGCTCTTGCTGAAGATTTTGATTTAGAAGCTGCTGCCGCTGCTCTTGTTGAAGCTGTTCTACCTGCCTCTCTACTTGAAGCTGCTGATCTAGCTGCTGAACGTGATTGAGCGCCTTTTGTAGAAGCACCTCTTGCTGAAGATCTACCTTTACTTTTGCCTGCACTACTTGAAGCACGTCCTTTACCCGGTCCTCCTCTTGAC